ATGCAGTCCTCAGAAAGAGCAGAAAAAAGAGCAGAGAACTTCCACCAGTGAAGTTCCTGCTCTGCTAAATCAATATGATATTGTTCAAAGAAAGCTGCATAAATATAATCTGCATCATAGTTATAATTATAAATCTTTTTTCCGCTGCCCGACTTTTTCGACTTCTTTTTATCAATGTTTTCTTTTCCACATTCATAGAACCACAGCATCGCATTGATTGCTTCGTTGATGTCATTCGGAATCTCTGGATAGTAAAGTTCTAAGCCATCTTTATACTTTGCAAGTAGTTCGGCTGTCTCTCTGTCCATTTCCTTATCCAACAAACAAAGCTCGTTTGCAAATTCTTTCTGTTTCTCTGTAAGTTCTTTTTTCTGCATCAATATTTCAAATTGAATCGAAGTTCGGAAATCAGAGTTTATCTTATATAATTTTCCATCTACCTCAACTTGCTCTGGCGGCTTGTCCATTAAGATATTCATAATTATGCAAAGAGACCTTTACTTGCGGCTTCTCCATATTCTTTAACCTGTGCGTTGTTTAAACGTGTCAGCTTCTGCGTTGCCGCTACACGTTCTCCCAGGTCATATCCTTTAAACATCTTCTCGACGGCTCCTTCTCCTAATATAGTATCAAGAAAAGCATCAATAATTTTGCATTCTGCAATAATATCATCTGCACTAAGAAGATTCCCTACTCCTACAACATCTTTTTCATAGTCTTCAAGTGCTTTTGCTGTTTTTGTTGCTTCGGGAATAAATTTTCTTGTTGTCTCTGCTTCCAATGCCGAGAAATAAAACTTCTCTCCATTCCACTGAAATGTCTTATTCATGCTGCCTTCTCCTTTCCTATGCTTTTGGTGTGAAAGTCTTTGTTTCCGTATTAAATGTACCTTCTACTGGGTCACCTTTATCGTGAAGTGTACCTTCTACCTGCAGCTCTCCGTCATTATCTGCAAAAGAGGAAATTTCCACTGCAGTATTAAAACACCTTGCCTCAAAAGTATTTTCTTTTGATTCTACTGGTTTATCTAAATCAACACGCACTAAAGAACGTTCCGCATCTCCTCCCGTCTTTCTTAACTTTCCAATAGATACAAAATCCTCAATTACCTTTTCTGAAAGAATCTGGTCCGCTGTAAACGGATGCGTTCCTTCATAAGATGTAATAGAGGAAGTAGAGGATTTATCATTGATATACTTCTTTGAAGAAGTCTGTGCCCCCGGCTCTTCATCTAATTTTTCAAAACCTGTGCCGGCTAACTCATAAGCTTCTCCAACTTCGATATATGCCGCTTCCTGGTATCTCTGTTTTACTTCTTTACTTGTATTCGCCATTATCTTCTAGCCTCCTGTTTATAAATAATCCTGCACTGTATCTGATACTTTGCCTTGTCAAGTTCCGTATCAAACACATAGCCGCATGTGATTGCTTCAATTTTTTTAATTGTCTTGCCGGCATCCAATTCCGGAAAATCTCCTGCCTCAGATACCTCTTCTAACCAGTCTGAAAAATGTTCATAGAATCCGATATTATCAAGATTCTGACGCACTTCTTCTGTGTACAGCTCCCGACTGGAAAAATTAAAAAGACACTGCCGCGTTGTATTCCCGGCAATGTCTCTCTTAGTAACCTGCTGTCCTGGAACAGAATCAATCGAATAGCTCGTGCTATCCTTTCCAAGTCTGTCTACGGAAAGGCTCTTATAATATTCATCAAGATACGGGCATTTCTTTACAATCTCCCGCACCGCTTCCATTACCATCATTTTGCTTTTCCTCCAATATAATCAGCCACACTCTGGGTGATCTCCTTGCCTCTGTCTGCCCACATTCGCTTATCCCATTCTCTTCCTCTTAAGCCATCGCCTTTATGCTCATAATACTGTCTACGAGCGTAAGGAGTAACATATTCGATAGAATTTTCATGTTCTACGGCTGTATTTTTAAGCGGACCATTAAGGAACGGAACATAAGGGTCTGTCTTGCGCCTTACCTCGCTTACCATATACCTCTGTGCCTGCCCGCCTTTTCCAAGCTTTCTTTTTGCCAATATTGCACTAGCAGGGTCTAACCGAACCTTTACCCTCATTCTGCTGTCACCTTCCAATGCTGCATCGTAGGGCTTCCGTTATCGTTAGTTTCTATAACAGCAATTACCCTTACGCTGCCATACTTATCTTTAAGGTGTTCCACATCTTTCTGCTTTGTAAGTTCGTCTGTGACAACTCCTTTAACAATAATATCCTCTGGAGCAAGTGTGAAGAATTTATCCTTTTCCTGCTCTGAATTAAAATTAACCGGAGAACAATATTTTTTCTCTGTATCAATCAGAAACGGAATATACACCTCTGCTACATCGGCACTTACTACTCCAGTATCAGATGGCAGGACCTTTGTTGCATCCTGCCAGTTCACTCCTTTAAGTACTGTCCGGTAATATTTATTGCTTCCTTCGTCTCTGTCATAGACTTTATTATAAATCGTCACAGAAGCGTTAGTGATCATTAGAAACACCCCCTATATAACAATCCGGTTGTGGCAAGGTAAGGATATGCTGCAGCATATTGTTTTTTACGAAGAACTTTTTCTTTAATCTGACCGTCTGCCTGCTCTGTTACATAAGAAACTGACAACTTTCCAACCGTTTCAGACTTCTTTTCCCCTTCCGTAGAGCTTTCAGCTTTATAAATAACTTCCGCAACTGCACAGGCTGCAGCTTTCACTTCCTCTGGAATATTGTTTTCATCCACTCTTGAAAAAGTAATCGCCTTAATATATGTGCTTGCCCTTGTGATCACACGCTGGAACTGTTCGTTTGGGATAATATTACCGCCGTACTCTGTCATGTAAAATGCAAGATCTGCATATCTTACCATGGAGTCGCCACCTATCCTCTCGAAATGATTCTTGCAATCGGGATTGCCTTATGTTTGATTGTCTTTTTTGCAGAACCAGCTTTACCATTGTTTACAAGTTCCCAGTTTGCTCCGTTCGCAAGTTCATCGTCCGTAGGAGATTTTGCTGCCATAGATTTTCTTGTGAAGGAAATTCCATAAGGCGCAAATACTTTTCTCTGTCTCATGTAAAGCGTATCTTCGCCGCCATGTTTCTTTGGGTCACGATACATTTCATATGGTACCTTTGCCCCGATATCCTCATAATCAAACGCTCCATCACCTAATACATAAGTTGTATATTTTGTGTAAGCAGGCTGAGCTGGAATATATCCTGGATTTCCACTTGTTCCGCTTTCCTCTACTTCTGGAACATCTTCTGTTGGCATAGAATCATCAATTAAAACTAAGCGGCCATTCCATGTTGCAAGGGTTAATTCTCTCTCAACTCCATTTGCATCTGTCTGTGTCATGTATTTTAACAGTTTCAGATTTTCAAGATTGGTTGCCACAGTACTATGCATGATAGCCATCGTGAATTTAGACTTATTGTCTCCGGCCGCTTTCTGAATCGCAGTATTTAATGTATCTGCCTGCACAACATTTTTGACATTACCATCTTTATCCGTTGCGGTTACTCCTGTAATATCTGTAGTATGTTCATCAACAAATACTTTGTCATCTTTTCCTGTCATTGCAAAGATTCCTGTTAAAATCTTTGTCAGGGTTAACTGATCAAGGTCTGCTTTATAATCGCTTACCTGTGCCGCTACATTATCCATAAAGCTGACACCGCCTGTTACATCCTCGGAGAAGTCACGCTCTGTCCAACCTTTCATACGGCCAATAACGACAACCCCTCTTTCAAATGTCTCTGTTCCTTCGGATTCAAGGTCTGTTTCACCATCATAGTTCTGTGCAGTACCACCAATAAGTCCATGCATTGGAAGAACTGCATAAACGGTTCCTGTCTGAGAATTAAAGGTACGCTTGATATCCTGATTGCCTTTTAAAGCTTTTGATTTAATCAGTTCGTTTCTCTTTAAGTTCGGAATCCTCTCTGTATAGGCTCCAAAAGCCTGAGGATTAAAACTTTTTGAATCAAATTTCTCTCCTGCCATTTTCTACTCCTTTTTTAAATCTCTGCTCCCGGATTCTGTGCCATATAGTCACACAATTCGGTATATGTCATTTCACTCGGTTTCTTTCCTCCGACACTGCCAGAACCACCGTTTGTCCCTTTTACAAACTCTGGTGCCGGCTCATCGCTTTCAAACAGATAATCATTATCTGCCTTAATCTGAGCAAGCTGCTCATCCAGTCCAACAATTTTTCCATCGTTGAATTTCAGTCCATCCATATCGAGAAGTGCTTTGACAGCTTTGGCATTCTTGGCTTTTGCTCCAGTTAATGCTGCGGATAATGCATAATCAAATTTCATCTGGGAAATCTGTTTATCCGCATCGGCCTTTGCCTTTTCTGCCGTCTCTTTCCAGTCATCCGCTGCTTTTTTAATTCCATCAATATCCATGTCTTTAAACTTCTGGATTTCGGTATTGGCATCGTTTACCTGTGTTTCAAGAGATTCTGCCTTTAACTTATAGCTGTCTCTTTCCTGGATAACTTTTTCTGCTTTTTTCTGTTCTACTGCAATGTCTTTCCCGTTCTCGGCCATAATCTTATCAATTACTTCCTGCGAAAGATTAAGGCTCTTTAAAAATTCTGTTTTCATGTCTCCTGCTCCTTTCGTATTAGGTTGTTTTAGGCGTGTAACCAACCGCCACGAACCGACTGTTTAAGGTCTCATCTTCTGACCAATATCCAGCTTAACCCTGCTGGTGGGAGATATTTGGATCACCTCCTATGATTCAATACTTTTAATTCCATATGCAATTGCACAATCATGCTCAATCTTGCATCCCCGCGCTTCTTCCCATCCGCTTGCAAAATATGCAATATCTGCATTAGATAAAAGTTCGAGTGACTTTCCCAAGAACCACAATGGCTTAGCGTCTACTGGAGCTGACTGAAAAAAGGAATCAATTACTTCTACTGGTCCACCTACGAGTTTCTCAGCACTCTTGATTGCCGTTTCTCTTTCTCTTAAAATTTCCTGATCTGATTTGCCTCTCATCGGCTGACTAATAAATAATTTCTTCATGTTCTCTTACCTTCCTTTTCTTAAAAATTATAAATAACCTTGCAGCCATTGACGTTTCCGTTTGCCAACTGATACTCAATCACTGCAGGATATCCGTTTTCTTCTAACCATTCTCTCACTTTTGCAAATACGCTTTCCTTATACTGCACGGTAATTCCATCGTGTCCATTTCGGCTATATGCTGTTCTAACAATTTCATCTGTAAACAAATCAAGTTTCTGAATGATCGCCGCTACCGCTTTATCGTGCGGCTTTCCGTTCATCGACATGATTCCAAGTTCTTTTGCGATAGAGGTACAATCCCAAAGTTTGTTATCTTCTGTTATTATCGGAGAACGAACCGGATAACCGTTATCTGTGTAAATCCTTACAATTTCCGCTGCAATGAACTTATCATCCACACCAGCTTTACCTAACAGACCACTGATATTTTTTGCCATCTGATTAACAGAAGAGAGCTTTTCTTTCCCGCCATTCTTTTTCTTTGGAGCTTCATAAGAACCTGTTTTGCGAATCTGTGGGAGAACCTCATCCGTTACCCAATCGCTAAATTTTTCTGCTTCTGGCTTACGACTCTTGAAAACAAGTTTATAAACACCTGATTCAGTAAGAAATTTTTCACCTGCATTATTCAATTTTCGGATGTCCTTATCTCGGACATCTGA